AAAGGTCTAATGGTAGGTGAAGAGAATGTTGAAGAAGAAAAAATTAAAGGTGTAGATGGTAAGGCATGCTGGAAGGGTAAACGCTATGCAGGCCGAGTGAAAAAAGCAGATGGTACTTATAAGGATAAATGCATTCCTATAAGTGAAGAAGTTGAAAGCATAATGAGCAGTTTGATCAGCTTGTTAGAACATAAGAAATGAAACAGTTTAAAATCACTTCAGAACACTTAAATACAGATAGCGCAGATGATTGCTATCTAGATCCCAAAGATCCTGTGAATGAATTAAAAGTTGTACAGTATCTAGCAGGACTAGGATCAGAAGCCAGACTGCAAGAATACAGAGTAAAAACAGCAGAAGATACAGGCGGCAGTAATATAACAAAAACTGCCAACGAAAATGCCCGTATTATGCGTGAACAAAATATTAAACCAGGCACACCAGAATGGTTTAAACTATGGTTTAGTAGACCATTTATGACAGGTGAGACAAAAGAGTGAAGATTAGAGATTTATTAATCGAACGAAAGCAAGAGGTACACCGCGATCAACAGAGTACTATTCCTAGTATGAGTAGTGTTGGTGTTCCTCCGTTACCTATGGGTCCTACTAATTTCTATCACAAATATCGCCTGGGTGTTATGATGGCAGGGTCCCCAGATGACGTATTTGATTACCCGACCACTGGACAATTTGTTGATGATATGGTTATGGTAGGTTATAGCGAAGCAGATCGAGAAATCATTGCAAAATCTATTACAAAATTTGGATATGATCCAAAAAAACTAAGCCCGGATGGTAGTGCAGAACCAGAAGGTACAAATACAGTTAGTCCGGTGAGTAACTGGAACAAATAAGAGAGAGTTATGAGAGCAAAAGAATTTATACACGAGGCCGCAAATAAAATGCAACAAGATGCGATCAACAGTCTTCCTAGTTCCCAACGTTGGGATGCTTTGGACAACTCTAGTCCATATCACGCATATCGCTTTGGTGTTGCTCTTGCAGGCATGCCAGACTATCCAATGAACTTAGAAGGACCAGTTGGACAAAAAACTATAACAGTTGGTTACACAGAAGCTGATGATGAAATCATTTCCGCAACAGGTAAACATTTGGGATTCCAAGGTATTGTATTAACACCACGTGGTAGCAAAGAATTAGCCGATACCCAAATAAAAAGCCCTGTAGCAAATTGGCAACAGAACGATGCCGAAAAAGCTAAAGTTGCAAAAAAGAAATAAAGATGTTATAATGACATTATGAAAAAGATACCAAAAATTTATTTAGATATGGACGGAGTACTAGCAGACTTTTTTACAGAGTATGCTAAACTTGCCGGTATTACTAGCGGCAACTATAGAGATATTCCTCCCGCCAAAACAGATCCTACCCTAAACAAAATGGTAGGTACAGATTTCTTTGCGCGATTACCAGAATGCCGTAATGCTCAACAAGTAGTCGAGATGGCATTAGAGTTTGCCAAGTCCCATGGTGCTAGCGGTTACTGTATTTGTTCTAGTCCACTTCGTGGAGATCATAAGAATTCCGAAGTCCAAAAGAAGATATGGATTAAGAAGCATTTAAGACCTCAACCAGTTGAAATAGTTATTGCGTCTGATAAGTCAAAGTATGCAAGACAAGCAGATGGCACACCTAACATCTTAATCGATGACAGAGGTAGCAACATCAGCGGATGGGAAGCGGCTGGCGGTATTGGAATCAAATATCAAGCAGATGAGGATAGTCTAAAAACTATCGTCAAAGGTCTTAGCCGTGCTAACAAAATACTAAGTGGCGGCGAGAGAGAACCTGAAGATCAAGCAGACGACACACCGGCACCTAAAAAATCTCCATACTATGATTTAACAGGTATTGCACCCGGTCATCCAACTAGTGCGGCAGATGTTGCTGAAAATATCGGTGGTGCTACGACTGGCTCGGGCGCAGTAGGTAGTGGAGGAGGACCTGCTGTAGTTGTAGGTGGAAAAGGTAAGGGCAAAAGAGCCAAGGTAATTAGACGAGCTAGTCTAGTAGTTTAAGGAAAGAATATGATTAATGAACACAAAAAAGGCGTTAAAGCTATGAAGTACACTACAAAGCCACGCAACTTTGTCGCTAAGAATATGACAACTAGCGGTGCAGGTGCTCATAAAGATAAAAAGAAAGCCGCTAAACAAGGTGAAACAAAGCATAAGAAAAAAGAAGTTGTAGAAACTACTGATCGCAAATTAGCTCTTATGCTAGAACTATCATTAATGGAAGCAAAGATTAGCGAATTAAAACAGTCAACAAAAGATTCATATAAAGAAAAAGCCACTGCACAAGTAAAAGAATTAGAACCACATGCCAAGAAAGGTGAGTATAAAGATATCGCCCAACGTGCTATTGATAGGCGTAAGAAAGGCCTAAAGCGTGTAGAGGAAGTCACAGGTGACCCCAAGTTTGACAAAATGCTTAAAGGTGTAACTGGTAAAAAAGCAGTAGCTAAACAACGAAAAGCAGATTCTCAACAACAAGCACGTCACGCTATAGACAGTATGTTTGGCGGAGGTAATCCTGCTGATAAACTCAGTATACGAAAGAAAGGTGTGGCGGAAGTAGCAAGTGCGGCCGCTGTACGTGGCGCTATAGCTATCAGTAAACGAGAGTCTGGAAAATATACCAAAGATGGTAAGAGAAAGAAAAATGAAGGATGGACGCATGATAGTCTAGCCGCAGAATTATTTGAAACACCATCCTATGAAAACCGTCTACGTGAAATGCTAGAAGGTAAAATAGAATTCATGGAAGGTGGCACAGAAGAACGTGTTACTATGGCATCCAAAAAGCCAGGCAGTCATCAGCATTTAAATGATTCCGATCAAGGCAATATCGATGATATGGGATTAGCATCAGTACACCCAAGTGAAAAAGGTGACGAAGATGAATACGGTATGGAAGGCGAATATCTAAGAAATGAACTACATACCATTATGCGAGTATGTAAGCATCTAGAACACGCATTAGATGATGATGAGGATTTACCAACTTGGGTTATTGACAAAATGAGCCAGGCCAAGGGCATGATCGTTTCCGTAATGGATTATCTCATTAGCGAAAAAGAAGAAACTTTGGACAAAAAAAGCGGCAAAGAAGATCACATGATGAAGTAATCAATACTTGACTTTGCTATCCGGTCTCCTGTATAATTAACAATACAGGAGATTTTTTTATGAGCAAAGTATTCGGAGCACCAGAGCAGGCAAAAATCAAGCAACTAATTTCAGAAGGTGTAACAGTACTTCAAGAAATTGAAGATTTGAATGAAGGCTTGAGCGATACAATTAAAGCTGTCGCAGAAGAACTAGAAGTAAAACCTAGTATTATTAAAAAAGCGATCAAGATCGCACAAAAGGGCGATTGGGAACGTGTATTCACAGAGTTTGACGACTTAGAAACAATCGTCGATATCAGTGGACATGCTATTCGACAAAGCGATTATGATTCAGAAAATCCAAACCGCAGTACCGATAATGGTTGACAATTTTTTAAAACCCACATTTGATTGGATCCGAGATGATTACTCTAGTAATAAGTTTCGTTTTTGTATTGAGTTGCTGGCTTGGGCTATCAGCATTGGCTGTAGCATTACAATGGCGTTCACTGTACCCAACCCTCCGCTTCTTGTTTTGTATCCCGTTTGGATTTCTGGTTGCGCTATGTACGCTTGGGCTTCTTATACTAGGAAATCATTTGGGATGCTGGCTAACTACATCTTGCTTGTAAGCATTGATAGTGTAGGCCTAATTAGAATGCTGTTGAAATAAGGAAACTTGTGTTTAAATATTTTAATGGTCCTGGGGTTTTTATTGATAAACTAACAGACGAACAACTGTTGCCTATAGAGCAAGAAATATGTTCTATACAAAATGATTTTTCTAAAGCAACACCGTTTAACAAAAATCTAGCAGGTAACATTAAAAAAGAATATCAGTTGTTTAGTAGTTTTAAATATTTAGAATCTTTAGTATCGCCGTATTGTATCGAATACCAAAAAGAATTTAATTATCCTGGGGCAGAAATACCATTGTTTTTAAACGGAGCATGGGTTAATTTTCAAACAGCAGGAGAATTTAATCCTATACACGACCACGTAGGTGTTTTTAGTTTTGTAATATGGCACAAGATTCCGTATTTAATAAAAGACGAAATAGACAACAGTCCAGGAAAAGATTCTAACTATAACGTAAGTGGCAATTTTACTTTTTATTACACAGATACATTGGGCGATATAAAAGCATATAATATTCCGGCCGATCAATCGATGGAAAATAGTATAATGGTATTTCCATCTAAACTGAAGCACAGCGTTCATCCTTTTTATAGTTCAGATGAATATAGAATCAGTGTCGCTGGAAATTTTAGTGTCAAATTACCTAGTATAAAATAAAATGCAATACGGTGTACAGTTATTCGATAATGTTGGTGCTATAAACGCACAACTGACTCCCCAACAACTTGAACCTGTTTGGGATGAAATAAAAGAAATACAATCGGATTGGAGTACTGCTAGTCCTGCAAATAAAGTGTTAGCAGGCAATATAGAACATGAATATAATTTAACCAAGTGCCATAAACACGTAGAAGAATTATTATTGCCTTTGGTATATGAATACGATCAAAAGTTTAAATTACTAGATGATTTTCATATAACAAGAACACAACCGGATATAGCACTTGCTAGTCTATGGGTTAATTTTCAAAAGAAACATGAATTTAATCCATTGCACTATCATGATGGCTTATTAAGTTTCGTAATATGGATGGATAGTCCGTTTGATATTCGAGATGAAATGTCCAGACCTAGCAGTCTTAAGTCTAACGCTAACATACCGGGTCATTTTAGTTTAACCTATATTAATTCCGTAGGTAAATTAGGAATAGTAAATCTTCCAGTTGATCGATCATGGAATGGCAGGATGTTGTTGTTTCAATCTAAGATGCATCATTGTGTATATCCATTTTATACCAGCGACGAGTATCGAATATCTGTCAGTGGCAATTTTATATTTGACATTTGATCAGTTAGAGTAAATAATAGTGAGTAAGGCAAAGCGAGCCATAAGTCGCTAAGAAGAAGGTTAGCCGGCCATAAGCGGTAGGAGAAAACAATGAGTTATGTAGATGCGATCTGGGATCGCGACAAAGATATCGTACGTGTTGTAGAACGAGATCCAAAAAAGGGCAGAATCTTTATCGATTATCCCGCCCGTTATCAATTTTATTATCCAGACCATAAAGGAAAGTACACATCCATTTATGGCGAATCTTTAAGCAAGGTAACAACCAAAAGCTTCAAAGACTTTATCAAAGAACAAAAAATCCACAGCAGTCGCAAACTTTATGAAAGCGATATCAACGCTGTATTCCGTGTACTAGAAGAAAAATACTTAGGTGTTGATGCACCTAAACTACATACTGCCTTTTTCGATATTGAGGTAGACTTCGATCCAGAACGTGGCTATGCAAGTCCAGAGGACGCATTCATGCCAATTACTGCGATTGCTGTTTACCTGCAATGGATGGAAACAATGGTCTGTTTGGCTATACCTCCAAAGACATTGACTATGGCACAAGCACAAGAACAAGTCAAAGAATTTCCTAATACGCACTTGTTTGAAACAGAAGCAGAAATGTTAGATACATTTTTAAACTTGATCGAAGATGCAGACATATTAAGTGGTTGGAACTCGGAAGGTTTTGATATTCCTTATACAGTTAACCGTGTTACTAAAGTGCTCAGCAAAGAAGATACAAGACGCTTCTGTCTATGGGATCAATTCCCAAAGAAGAGAGAATATGAAAAATACGGAAAGAGTGCAGTCACTTATGATCTTGTGGGCAGAGTACACCTCGACTCATTGGAACTATATAGAAAATACACATATGAAGAACGCCACACATACAGACTTGATGCTATTGGCGAAATGGAAATCGGAGAGAACAAAACAGTTTATGAAGGAACTCTCGACCAGCTCTACAATAACGATTTCAGAAAGTTTATAGAATATAACAGACAAGACTGTGCATTGTTGGACAAACTAGATAAGAAATTAAAATTCTTAGATCTAGCAAACACACTTGCCCATGAAAATACAGTATTACTACAAACAACAATGGGTGCTGTAGCTGTAACTGAGCAGGCTATTATCAATGAAGCTCATCATAGAGGACTCATTGTTCCTAGTCGCCCAAAACGTGATGACACAGAAAACAATCAGGCCGCAGGTGCTTATGTTGCATTTCCTAAAAAAGGATTACATGATTGGATTGGATCAATGGACATTAACTCACTGTATCCATCTGTGATTCGAGCATTAAACATGGGTCCAGAAACTATCATAGGACAGCTACGCCCAACTAAAACTGACGAATATATCGAAGAACAAATGACCTTAAACAAAAAGTCGTTTGCCGCGGCATGGGAAGATAAGTTTGGTACGTTTGAATATGAAGCAGTAATGTCCCAAGATCGTGCGTTTGAAATCACTGTTGATTGGGAAAGTGGCGGTAGCGATACTATGAGTGCCGCTGAAGTTTATAGGATCATCTATGAAAGTAATCAACCATGGATGTTAAGTGCAAATGGTACAATCTTTACGCATGAGTCAGATGGTGTTATCCCTGGCTTGTTAGCCCGTTGGTACAAAGAGCGTAAAGACATGCAAAAGAAACTAAAGGAAGCCATCGATGCTGGTAACAAAATTGAAGAAGAGTATTGGGATAAGCGGCAACTTGTTAAAAAGATTAACCTCAACAGTCTCTATGGTGCTATTCTTAATGCTGGTTGCCGTTTCTTTGATAAGCGTATTGGTCAATCAACCACTCTTACTGGACGTCAAATCGCCCGTCATATGGCTAGTAAGATAAATGAAGTAATTACAGGCGAGTATGACTATAAAGGTAAGAGCATTATCTATGGTGATACAGACTCTGCTTACTTTAGCGCATACAATACCTTAAAGACTGAGATCGCCAAAGGACAAATTCCTTGGGATAAAGATACTGTCGTTCAACTGTATGACACTATTTCAGATACTGTCAACGCAACATTCCCAGACTTTATGCTAAATGCTTTCCACTGTCCTAAATCACGTGGAGATGTTATCAAAGCAGGTCGTGAAATCGTTGCTATCAAAGGCTTATTCATTACCAAGAAGCGTTATGCGGTTCTGTATTATGATAAGGACGGTAAGAGACAAGACGTTGGCGATAAGCCAGGTAAGATTAAAGCTATGGGTTTAGACTTGAAGCGTTCAGATACTCCAGAATTTATGCAAAAGTTCTTGGAAGAAATTCTAACAAACGTGCTTAATGGTGCAGAAGAAAAAGATATCCTAGACCGCATTATGGAATTCCGCACCGAGTTTAAAGCCAGGCCGGGTTGGGAGAAAGGTAGTCCAAAACGTGCTAACAATATTACCGACTATCAAGAACGTGAAAGAAAGACTGGAAAGATTACCATTCCAGGACATGTACGTGCTAGTATGAATTGGAATACCTTAAAGACCATGCACGGTGACAAATACAGCCAACAGATTGTTGACGGTATGAAAGTTATTGTTTGTAAGGTAAAAGATAATCCATTAGGGTACACAAGTATTGCGTATCCAGTTGATGAATTGCGGTTGCCCAAATGGTTCCAAGAACTACCATTTGATCATGCAGAAATGGAAACTACTATTATCAATAACAAGTTAGAAAATCTCATTGGTGTGTTGGAGTGGGATTTGGCATCAACAGTACAAAACAACACATTTGGCAAATTGTTCTCATTTGATTGATTGACAAATCTTCAAAATCTAAATATAATATAAGAAAGGAATTTAACATGAAAGCTATACTACAAGACATCGTTTCACATACACACAATCTAGGATTTTTAGAGATTGTGAAAATCACTGGTGACGAAAAAACAGTTAAGATTAACTCAATGGCAGATGACCGTACAGTCATTATGTCGGCTGAAACTGCCGGACCTTATCCAGATATCCAAGGTATATTTGGTATGCCACAGTTAAACAAATTAAAGATTCATTTAGACTGCCCAGAATACAAAGAAGATGCAAAGATTGAAGTTGTTAAGGGTCAACGTAACGGAGTAGA